CTACGGTCCATATAGTTTCAAGTGGCATCCTTGGTGTCGGGAGATTCACGACAGCAAGGCACAGTGGACGATTGCCATGAAGGCCGCCCAAATGGGCGTGACCGAGACCGGCATCAACCGCGCGTTCTTCACGCTTGACCAGTCAAAGCGGGATGTACTCTATGTTCTGCCGACAGCGTTGAACGCGAGTGACTTTTCCAAGGCGCGCTTTTCCACGGCCCTGAAGCTGAGTCCTTATCTCAGGGACTTGTTCGTCGATACGAATACGGTAGGGTTGAAATCGACGGGCACCAACGTCCTGTACATCCGCGGGAGTCGCGGCGATAGTAACTTGAAGTCCATCCCGGTGTCCGAGTTAGTCTTGGACGAGTTGGACGAGATGGACATTCACGCGGTGTGGCTTGCGTTGGAGCGGCTGTCAGGGCAGATCGAGAAGCACATTCTGGCGATCAGCACACCGACCGTGCCGAAGTATGGTATTCACAAACAGTATCTCACGGGAACGCAAGAGCACTTCAACTTTCAATGCCCGTGTTGTTCACGGTGGACTGAGTTTCTGTGGCCGGATTGTGTTGAGATCATCGGTGAGTCGGGCAATGATCCGCGTTGCAAGGAATCCTTCCTGAAGTGCAAAGAGTGCAAGCATCAGTTGCCACACGCTGGCAAGCACGAGTACCTAAAGAACGGTGTGTGGCGGCCGACTGAGTTGCAAGTCTCTGCGGACGAGTCACGCAGCTTCCACATCAATCAACTATATTCGTCAACCGTCTCACCTGGCGAGTTAGTAATCGCGTACCATCGCGGCCTGGGCGACGAGGCGGCATCGACTGAATTCCACAACTCGAAGTTGGGCACGCCCTTCATCGGCGACGGGGCGCAAATCACGGATGCAATGCTCGACGCTTGTGTTCGCAACCACTCGATCAATGATCCACGTCCGAAGGTCGGGGGCGGTCGTCTGATAACGCTAGGCGGGGATCAAGGGAAGACCGGCTACCTGAGTATTGTTGAGTGGCTGTTAGATCGCCGCCCCGGCAACGACATCAACAATGCCGCCATTGGCAAGCTGCTTTGGTTCGGCAAGTTTCTTGAGGATGGGTGGGATTACGTCGGGGATTTGATGCGCGAATTCCAGGTGTTGGCGGCCGTGGTGGATGCGGACCCGAACGTCAATGACGCCCGCCGCTTTGCCCGCAAGTTCCAGGGCTATGCGTATTTGACCCGTTATCGGCGCGGCCAGACGGCTAAGGAAATCCACGTCCAAGAGGAAGAAACGGGCGCACCAATCGCCTACGTGGATCGCACTAACTGGTTGGCCTGCACGCTCGGTCGCTTTAAGTCGAACCCGCCGCGAATTTTACTCCCTCGGGACATTTCGTTGGAGTACAGGGAAGCCTTGAAGAACGTCGTAAGGACGTATGAGCGGGACGCCACTGGCAATATGTCGGCCACATATATCTCGACCGGCCAGGACCATTTTTGCCATTCGCTGGTCTATAGCGATATTGGCCTCCAACTCGCGTCCGTGAGCAGCGGGGGCGAAGACATCTGACAGGAATTTTCAATGGCCGCCACAAAGCAATGTAAAACTTGTGGCGTCGAGAAAGCGTTGGAGGAATACTGCAAACGGCAGGCGGGCCACGATGGACACAGTATCTATTGTAAGCAATGTGTCAACACTGGGCGAACTAAAGGATTTTATGCGAAACGCCGTGAGGCCGCGAAGTCTGTAACGCACAAGGTTTGTAAAGAGTGCGGCGTCAACAAAGTGCTAACGGAGTACCATAAATCTCCTAGCGGGTTGTGCGGGCGTAGAGAACGCTGTGCGGCTTGCACGAAGAAGTTGTATTCGGCCGTTTGTCGGCGCACGCGCTTGAAGTGTTACAATCTTACTCTTGCCGATTATGACCGCATGTTGGCACAACAGGGCGGACGCTGTGCGATCTGTGGTAGCACCGATCCAGGCGGCAAGTTGGTTCACTTTGCCGTAGACCACGACCATGTGACGGGCATCGCGCGGGCGCTGCTTTGCAACAAGTGCAACATGGCGCTTGGATTGATGGGCGACAATCCAGAACAGCTTGAGTCTGCGGCCCGCTATCTCCGCGTGTTTCAAGGGGAGGCTACCTAATGAGTGAAACCATAAACTTGGTGGACAGCCGTTCACCAGGGTACTTGAGCGGTTTGACCGATTACTTCAAGTGGAGAATGACTTACGCCGGTGGTGATGAATTCCGCGAACAATATCTTGAGCGGTTCAGTGCGCGCGAAGACCCCGGCGAGTTTGCAACCCGGAAGGCAATGACGCCAGTCCCCCGTTTTTCTGGGGCGGCCGTAGATGACGTTCGCAATTCAATTTACCAGCGTCTTCGGGACGTGGTGCGTAAGGGCGGCAGTCCCAACTATCAAAACGCCGTCAATGGCAACAATCTCGGTGTGGATCGCCGCGGCGCGACCATGAACGCCTTTCTTGGTGTGAAGGTCTTAACGGAGTTGCTGGTGATGGGGAAGGTTGGCATCTATGTTGATGCTCCGCCAGTTCCGTCAGGCGCGACTCTTGCCGACGTGGCTGCTGCGAATCCCTACCTCTACTGCTACCAAGTAGAAGATATTTTGAGTTGGACCTGCGCGAAGCCCGAGGCTCCAACCGAGTTTCAGGCTGTGCTGCTGCGTGATACTACGATGCAGTACGATCAGGCCACGTTGTTGCCGACCTTGACTGTTACACGGTATCGCTACCTCTGGGTTGAAAACGGCCGGGTCAATTTGCAGTTCTACGATCTCACGGGTGCACCGTGTGATGCAGACGGAAATCCTGCTGGTTCGATTCAGTTGGAATTGGAACGCATCCCCTTTACGTTGTTGGACAGTGGTCGCAGCCTGATTAAGGACGTGTGTCAGCAGCAAATCGCGCTGTTGAATCTCGGTTCCAGCGACATAAGCTATGCCTTGCGATGCAACTTTCCATTCTACACGGAACAGAAGGATTTGCGTGCTGTCGGTGCCCACTTGAAGCAGACCGCCACAGCAGATGGCACAGCCACGAGTGGCGGCCAGGGTGCGGCGGAAACGGACATCAAGGTCGGTGCAATGCACGGTCGGGCCTATGACAAGGGCATGAATCAACCGTCCTTTATCAACCCGTCAGCGGAGCCGTTGCGGGCGAGCCTGGAGTTGCAGGACCGGCTCAAGCGGGACATCCGCGAATTGGTGAACTTGGCCGTGTCGAGTCTCGCCGTTCGTGTCTCGGCTGAATCGAAGGCGATGGACAATTCGGGGCTCGAAGCCGGATTGTCCTTCATCGGCTTGTTGCTGGAAAGCGCCGAACGACAGATCGCCGAGTTTTGGGCCGCCTATGAAGAGCGGCTGCCCAGCCGGCGTGCAATTGCGACGGTGAAGTACCCGGAACGGTACTCGTTGAAGTCGGACGGCGAGCGCATCACGGAAGCGCAGAACTTGAACAAGCTGATGGCTGCGATTCCCGGCCGCAAGGTCAAGCGTGAACTGGCGAAGAACATCGCCTCGACGCTGCTGGGCGGCAAGGTCAGCGTAGACGATCTCGAAGAGATTCACCGCGAGATCGACAAGGCTAACTACACCACCAGTGATCCGGCTGCCATCGTCCAAGCGGTGCAGGCGGGTGTGTGCGGTGAGAAGACCGCTTCTGTGGCCCTGGGCTTCGACGATAAAGAATATCTTGAAGCGCGAACGGACCATACGGCGCGTATTGCACGCATCGCAGAGTCTCAAGGCGTTCTGAATGGACGCAGCGACCCGGCGGCGAAAGGTGTAGTCGATTTGTCGGCTGATCCGAATGCCGGGAAAGCCGAGAAAGCCGCGAGCCGCAATACTGACTTACAACCCACCACAGCCCCGAACGTGCGGGGCGAGGGGCAACCGAAACTGAACTGATGAAGGGTGATAGCCATGCTGGTGCAACTTGCAGTGAATGAATTTTGGGTCGGACATGGCGGCGCGGACGTAGTGGCTCGGCCGATTGTGGCCGCTGGCTACGCCCCTCAGAAGGTGCTGCAAGGCGTGCGCGTGCGGGCCGCTACAGCGAACACGATTGTGATTTACATTGGGCGCGCAGGCGTCATGGTGGCAGGGGGCTATCCGCTTCCGGCTGGCGAAGAGTTGCAACTGTACATCGAAGACCCGAGTACGATTTACGTCGTCGCCACGCCGGCCGCCAATTCGGAGCAAGTCGTCACGATTGCTGGGGATATTGTTGGCGAGACTTTCACCCTGACGCTGGACGGCCAGACGACGGCTTCTATTGCGGTCGAGGCGACGGCTGGGACGGTGGAGGACGCTTTGGAAGCGTTGTCGAACATTGGAGTCGGTAACGTCAGCGTCAGCGGGAACGCAGGCGGTCCCTACACAGTCGAGTTTATCGTCGCGTTGGCGAAGACTGATGTGTCGCTCTTGGTCGGCGTCGATGGCGGCATCAACGAGAAGCAGACCATCGGCCTGGACGATGGGGTTTCGGCTGGCACGTTCACCTTGACTTATAGCGGACAAACGACGGGGCCGATTGCGTTTGATGCTGCGGCGGCAGGTGTCAAAGCTGCTTTGGTGGCGCTCTCGAACATTGGCGACAACGATGTGGCAGTGACCGGCGGACCCGGCCCGAGTGCGGACTGGGTGGTTGAGTTCAAGGGCGCATTGGCTCTGACAGACGTTGCCGCGTTGACGGGAGATGGTGCGAATCTGACTGGCGAGACGAAAACCGTCACAGTCACGGAGACCCAGAAGGGTGACGCTACCTTTACGGTCACGATCACGAAGAATGACGTTGTTGCAGGCAGCCAGTTTTCATGGATTGCGCAGTAGGAGGCTGTCATGGCGTTAAATTTCTCCTATTACGGAATGCAGGCTGGGGAGACGCCCGCCGCACGGCTCGCGGAGGCGAATAGCTACTTCGCGCAGCGTTTACACGAGGTCGCTTGGAGTGCTGCCACCGACGCTGATAAAGAGAAGGCGCTGATTGCTGCTCGCGGCGTTATTGATGCACTAAATTTCAAGGGTAGCAAAGCGGCTGTTTACGCAGCCAATGCTGAACCCGGTTCGGCTGCGGCTCTCGCGGCTGAGGCGAGTCAGCCTTTGGAGTTTCCGCGTGGAGCCGACATCGAAGTGCCAGAAGCAATTCGCATCGCGGGCTATGAAGTTGCCTACGCCCTGCTCGACGGTAAGGACGCTGAGTTGGAACTGGAGAACCTTGCCGTCAGTGCGATGGGATACGCCGGTGTAAGGACAAGTTATGACCGCACCGGACTCCCCGTCGAACACATCATAAATATGGTTCCAAGTTCTGTGGCGTGGCGCTTATTGCGTCCCTTCCTGCGCGACTCGGACGCCTTGAAGTTGTCTAGATTGAGCTAGGGTGTCCCTAGTTCTTCTCATACCGGACTCTTGTGCCGGGTCAGACCCGCTGACACCTGATACGCGGATGTTCTGTTGTTCTGTCCATCGGGGTTGAGGAAGTTCGCATGTCTCTGTATCTCTCGCGTCCGTGGTCCGTTTGTTTCGAGGGTGAAGACGCTGCCGCTGAGGCCGCCAAGGCTGCTGAAGCTAAGGCTGCGGCTGATAAGGCTGCCGTGGATCGGGCTGCCGCTGCTGCCGCTGGCAAGACTTTCAACCAAGACGACGTGAATCGCATCTTGGCAGACGACCGCCGCAAGCATCAGGTGGCGCTGAAGACGCAGGAGGAGAAGCTGCAAGAAGTGCTCAAGAGTGCTTCGCTCACTGAAGCCGACCGCAAGGCGTTGCAGGAAAATCTGGTGTCGGTGCAGGGACAGTTGCGGTCCACGGAAGCCGCTGCCGCGAAGGAGAAGCAGGAATTGGAGCAGACGTATCAAGCACGTCTGCACGAGACGGAGAAGAAAGCGACCGTGTGGGAAGCAATGTACCGCGAGTCCACCGTCCAACGTGCGTTGCAAGACGCTGCCATGAAGAACGACGCTTGGCAGCCGGGCCAGATCGTCACGATTCTCAAGCCCATGACGAAACTCGTCGAAACGCTCGACCCCATCACGAAGCGGCCTACTGGCCAGTTCGAGGTCAAGGTCGTGATGATGGATGTCAACCCGAAAACCAACGAAATGGAGCCGATGGAGCGCAACCCCGAGGACGCCGTGAAGCGGATGAAAGAGTTGCCTGAGCAGTATGGCAACCTCTTCAAGTCTGGCGTTGTTTCGGGTATCGGTTCTGGTTCAGCTACCGGCGGCTACACGCCGGGTTCTGGCGGCAAACTGGATGCGGCAGCGATTCGTAAGCTGACGCCTACACAGTATCGGGACGTTCGAGCGAAGAACCCTGAATTGCTCGGCCTCAAGCACCGCTAAGCGTCTCACTCAGGGGTTTGTTGCTCAGTGCGTGGTGCGTTTTCAGCCGTTCGGCTGACGCCACTTCTGAGCGGAAGTCAAACGAATAGTGGAGTGACAACATGAAGTCTTTGTATCTCAGCCGGCCTTTTGTGGCCTGCTATGAAAACAGCCTGGATGCTTACATTCCCGAGCTTAACTAACCCAAGGCTCCTCTAGCCGGTAACGGCTACCGACAAAACAGGGCTATATGCTGGAAACTCTGAGTATGTGGAGACCCTTATAATGGAACAGTTCTCCAATGCAGACAATCAGCAGGCAAGTTTGTGTGAATTGAGTTGGCTAGGTGGCATTGTTGATGGGGAAGGTTGTATCACAGTTAGCAGGCGCATGGGCAATCAAACAGCTAGTCCCATCGTGACAATCGTGAACACTGAAGAAAAACTACTGGATAAAGTTCAGCGTCTTCTTCAGAAATGCGGAATTGCATACTATGTCCGAGTGCATAGGCAGTCCGATCAAGTAAAACGTGTGCGGCCGCCGAAACAAAAGATAGAGTTTGTGATTGCGGGGCACAAGCGTGTACCACGATTTCTTGACCTGATCCACCCGTATCTAATCAGCAAACAGCCACAAGCGCAACTCTTAATGCAATTTTGCGCCGCGCGCAAAGATCGAGCACACCAACCATTTTTGTCAACAGACAAGAGTATGTGCTCCAAGCTTTGGGGCCTCAACGGACGCGGAACAAAATGGTAATCACGCAAACGCCTCAACGATCACACGCCTTGCCCCGGTAACGGGTGAAGATATGATCTGAACTGCATGGCGACATGCAGAGGTAGACAGAAATGGTCTACCCCTTATGGCTATCATAAGAGTAACAACATTGGTGGGCGCAGGAGGGCTTGGCTCTCCTTGAAGAGTCGATGGTCATGGCGAACCTCGTTCACCGTGACTTCGAGAACGAAATCGCGCGCTTCGGCGACGTGGTGAACACCCGCAAGCCGGGCGAGTTCAAGATTCGCCGGAAGACGAATTCCACCACGCTGACACAGCAAGACGCCTCTGCCACCAACGTCCCCGTGCCGTTGGATCAGTGGTTCTACTCGTCCTTCGTGATCCGCGACGGGGAAGGCAGCAAGTCCTTCCAAGAGTTGACCGACATCTATCTCCGTCCCGCGATGCTCACCATCGCCCGCGGCGTGGATCGGGCGCTCCTGGGCCGGGTCCATGCTTACCTCGGTGCGCCGGCCGCCCGCGTGGGTCGGCTGGGTGCCCTGACGTACAGCAACGCCAAGGACTACGTGCTGGACGCGCGTGAACGCTTGAACGTCAACAAGGCCCCGTTGGAAGGTCGCCGGCTGGTCATGGCTCCCGCAGCCGAGACCGCCATGCTGAAGACCGACATGTTCGTCAAGGCCAACGAGCGCGGCGATGGCGGGACGGCGTTGGAAAACGCCACTCTCGGCCGCATCCTCGGGTTCGACACCTTCATGTGCCAGAACGTCAACAGCGTTCTGACTGGGACAGAAAACGAAGCCCTCGCGCTGACCGAGCCCCATGCGGCAGAGTTCGCGGGCGCGCTGGAAATCGTCGTCACTGGTTTTGCGGGCGAGTTCGTGAACGTGGCCGGTAACGACCAGCCGACGTGGATGCTCGACAAGACTAGCGGCGCGGTGGTCCTGAACGAGCCCCTCAAGTACGCAGTGTTGGACAACGCCGTGGTCACGCGCTACAAGAAGTGTGCGAACGAAGCCACTGAGCGGGCTGCCGGCTACAGCGAGGTCATGACCCTGACCCACGGGGCCAACAAGAACTTGCAAGTTGGCCAGTTGCTCGCCTTCGGCGCTACGCTGGTGGCGCGGCACACCTACACCATCATCGAGGCTGAAGTGGTCGATACGACCCACACCAAGGTCTACTTGGATCGGCCGCTGGCGATTACTGTGGGGTCGGCTGCGGAAGCGTATCCCGGCCCGGTTGGCTCGATGAACCTGGCATTCCACCGGGATGCCCTTGCCCTCGTGACCCGGCCGCTGGCCCTGCCTGACACCCGCATGGGCGTCATGTCGGCCGTCGTGCCCCACAACGGCATCGGGATGCGCGTGCTGATGCAGTACGACATCAACGTGGGCGGGACCGTCGTGAACTGCGACATCTTGGCTGGTGTGGCGGTGCTCGACAGCGGGTTGCTCATCCCCGTGCTCGGCTAAGCCGAGTCGGTGAGTAAGTGAGTTGCGGTCGCCCGCCCGGACCAAACACCCGGGCGGGCGGCCATTCTTCAACTGTGCCTTCAACTGCGGACGGGGCCTTGCAATGGACACATTGGCAGACTTGATCTTACTGCTCAGGCAGTATGGGCCTTTGATTCTGGTTGTCGCTTTCTTTCTGTGGCAGGGGTGGGTCCGCGAAGGCCGCATGAATAAGCGCCTTGCCGATCTGGAAGATGGACAACGGAATGTGCTCATGCCGCTGGTCGAACGGTGCGCGGACGTGATTGCGCAGAATACCATGATGATGGAGCGTTTGGAAAAGACCTTGGATCGGGACAACTAACACGAGTGATGCCGCCATGACATACCCTGCGAACTACAGCTTGAATCAGCAGATTCGCCGGGTGCTCTATGCGTTAAAGCGCCAATATGGGGGCGGCATCGTCATCTACCAGAACAGTGTGGTGACTACGGATACGAAGACCGGCGAAGTGACCCGGACGAAAACGGCCACACGTATTCAACGTGCTGTCGTTTTGCCCGTGACAATCAGCCGCGAATTGAAGCAGTCGATCTCCTTGATCTCTGCGAACAAGCAATTCGTCACGGGCGGCAGTTACGAGAGCGGAAAGCGATTGTTCATTGTGGAACGCCGCGACTGTCCGAGTCTCGTGCTGGCTGAGAGCGATTGGCTGGCTTACAATAGCCGCAAGTATGCCATCGAGAACTTCGAGGAGTACGAGTTTGATGCCGCTTACGTCATTCACGGCAAGGAACTGAAAGGGGAGGCCCTGGGTGAAGTTGGGTCTGTCCTGGAAGTTGCCACTGGGAATGATTTATCGCTGCACTCGGAAGCCGAGGAGGTTTAACATGGCTGCCAACGCAAATTGGGCGCGCTGGGTGTTCGCATCTGTAGCCACCTATCTCAAAGGAATCGCCGCAAGCGAATCCTTACCCTGTTTGGTCGAAGGGCTCGATGATCGGACCCAAATTTTCATGGAGGCCACAGATCGGTGTGAAGTGCGTGTCACGGGGCCATTTACACGCGAATTGAGTCATAACTTCTTTCGGATTGAAGTGCTGGTCAACGTCTTGTTCACCAGCCGCTACGAGGAGACGAAAAACCAGTACGCCATCCTCAAGCCGATTGGCGTGTTTCACGAGGCGATGGACGGAGCCATTGCAGTCTACAAGTATGGAAACGAGGAAGGCGACGACGAAACCGAACTGGTTGGTTGTCTCTCGCCGGCCACAGGCCGCAACAATGCCGTCAAGGTGCATCACTTTGGGCAGATCGACCCGACTACACGCTTGAAACAGAGCGTGGTGGATGTCCGTTATGTCATGGAGATCAGTACCTAGCGAGATCAACTGATTGCGGCAAGTTTTGTGTCAATACTAACTATCCGGTAACGCCGGGCTCGCGGGTCTTTCGACCCCTGTAACATTTACCACAAAAGAGAGGGTACTGAGATGGCTCGCATCGAGTTGAGGGATACTGACATCGTTTTGCAGGACGGCCTGGCCGGTACTGCCGCCGTGAATCAACCCGGGGCTGTTCCCGTGGTCACGGACACCGCATTGACGATTGATACCAATGTTCTGAACACCGCCGACACACAGAAGGTGCCGATTGGCGCGCGTTTCACCATCGCTGGCGAGACGACTCCCCAAGCGCACATCGTCACCGGGCGTACACAAGGCGGAGCCGGAGTCAACGCCAAGCAATCGGTGGGCATTGATGACGCATCATCTAATGGTACGTTTACCCTGTCGTGGGGTGGCAAGACGACTGCTGCCATTGCCTTTGACGCTACCAGTGCCACGGTCAAGGCGGCTTTGGTGGCGATGGACGATGGCTATACGACCAATGACTGGGATGTCACCGGCGGACCTGGCCCGACCACGGATTGGGTGGTCGAGTTCAAGGGTGCTTTGGGCGCAGGCCCCCGCGCTCTCTTGGTTGGAGTCGGTACGAGTCTTGTTGGCGGCTCGACGACCGTGGCGGTGATTACGACCGTGATTGGCGTTCCGGCTGCGACTTCCGCAGTGACAACCGCAATCACCTTCAGTCCCGCGCTCGGCGCTGGCACTTATGCGGACGGCGGCGTGATTACGTTCGCTCCGCAGGAGTTGGAGATCAAGGTTGGCGACGGGAACATCACGTATTCCGAGAAGATGGAGTACGAATATCTGCTTGACCGCGGCGACCTGGATACCGTGCGGGAAGGCAAGCAGATTCCGTTGGACGTGAAGCTGGAGTGCGTGTACGAGCATATCACGACCGGCACGAGTGAGCAGATCAGCCCGATGGATGCGCTGAAGGGTAAGGGCGCGGCGTCAGAGTGGGTCAGTTCGTCTGTCGATCTGTGCGAACCGTACTGCATCAGTGTTCTGGTTCGGCACACCCCGCCTTGCGGGACCGCCGAGCGGGAGCAGACTGCGTTTCCGATGTTCCGCCCGGATTCGCGTGACATCGACCTTGCAAAGGCCACGATTTCGGTCAGTGGCAAGTGCAAGGCCGTCGAACCGCAGGTGGATCGC